GTTCGTCCGCCCGGATGATCCTGCTCCACAGGTTTGTCTCACAAGCCCGCCATACCTTAACGAAGTGCCCGCGCCAGCTTCTCCCGGTGCATCTCTGTTCGTTGGCACCTCAATCGGAAAGATGGAGATTGAGTGCAGTTTCACGGTCTTCCCTAATACTGGCCCTTACCCTCCGGCGTGACCCATGGCCCAGCAAGATAAAGCCACCCTGAAGACCGCTTTCCAGACCGGGGACAGCCCGACTGGCGCGGACTTCGACAACCTGATCGATAGCCAGCTGAACCTGGCCGAGACGGCATCGCAGACCATCAACGGGCCTGTGAACTTTGCCGGCGGTTTGACCTTCGCGACCGTCTCCGCGGCGATCGTCGGCGGCAGCGTGGCGACATTCACCACGCTCAACACCGGCAACGCGCAGATCACTGGCGGCAGCATCACGAACATCACGGACATCGCGATTGCTGACGGCGGCACCGGGAGCAGCACCGCGGCCTCGGCCAGGACGGCGCTTGGGCTTGGGACCATCTCGACCCAGAACTTCAACGCGGTTGCTATCACGGGCGGATCGGCGCGGTTCTCTGACTTTGGCTTCGCCACGGGAGCCGGGGCCACGGTGACGCAGACGGGCGAGAAGACCTCGGCCGTGACGATCAATGCCATGTGCGGCACGATCACCATGAACAACGCCACACTCAACCGGGTGACGGGCGTGACGTTCACGATGAAGAACACGCGCCTAGGGGCGACGGACGCGCTGATCGCGAACATCGCTGGAAGTGCGACCTCGGCTGCGTACACGCTGACGGTGTCGAAGATCAACGCCAACTCGGCGCAATTTTCGCTCTACAACCTGCTGTCCGGGACCGATCTGTCGGAGGCGGTGCAGATCCGCTTTGCGATCATCAAGGCTGTCAACTCGTAAGGTGACCTATGGCCTCGCCCTATCTCACGGTGCTCGAGATCGTCAACGAGGTCTGCGACCGCATGAATGTGCGCCGCGTCACGGCCACTACGAGCAACCTCTTCACCCGGAATTGCGTCAATCTCATCAACGACACGATCGTTGACCTGACCGACTTCGGGACCTGGAACGAGCTACAGGCCTCGGCGGCATTCACCCTGGTGTCTGGCGAGGCGATCTACTCGATCCCCACGACGGCGCTGGCCACCGCCAAACAATACATCCACTCCGTCCAGGAGGTGCATGTCTCTGGCCGCGTGCCTGCGCTCGAGCCGATCGCTGACAAGAACGAGTTCCGCATGCTCAACCGCGTCGGCAGCATTGGCCAGCCGAGTCGGTACATCATCGAGGGCGTGGACAGCATCGGCAACCCGCGTGTGGGCATGTTCCCGCGGCCGGATGTGACTTATGCCGGGAACCTTGCGCGCGTGAAGTTCCAGGTGCTGCCGCCCAAGTATGTGGCCGGTGCGGATGACGGCGTGGTCGTGCCGTTCCCTGGCCGTGTGATGGTCGCTGGCCTCTACGCCGCAGCGGTGCTGGATGAGTCCGGCGGATCCGAGACCCAGCAATACCGCGCGGCTCAGGTGCGATACTTCTCCCTGCGCGCAAGTTCGCTTGGCCGACAGACCGCCAAGACCGGCGAATACTCGCGCTTCCAGCCCGGCATGACGACGAGGACCTGATGGGCGAGCGGTTCTATCAGGTTGCCAAGCGCGGCCTGGCCACGAACTTCACGGAGACGGAAGTCCCTCTGGACTACGCCCTCCGGTTCCGGAACCGCTTTATCAATGCTGCCGGCGGCGCGGAGAAGCGCCAGGGATATGTCCAGGTCTCAGGCGCCCTGCCAACCAAGGGCATTGTGACCGGCCTGCACGAATACACGGACGGGGCCGGGAATGAGACGCTGTTTGCCTCGGCGGATGGGATCATCTTTCGCTACAACGGCTCTTCCACCTGGACGCAGGTTTACTCTTTCACGACGGCGGCTCGGGTGCGATCGGTCCAGTTCGACGCCAAGCTGGTGTTCTGGAACGGCCATGATCGGCAGGTCTTCATTGACAGCGTGACGGCTGACTTCAAGCAATTGCAGCCGGTAATGGAGCAGGGAATCTGCGCGGCCGGGACATCCGCTACGGCTCTGACGGACGACACGATCACCGACTGGACGGCCCAGACCTTCGTGACGGTTGGGGACATTGTCTTCAACGCCAAGCGCAATGCCTTCGGCCTGGTGACCGCGGTGACATCGGCGCGGGTCTCTCATACCCCAATCAGCGGCACGGCGCAGGGTTTCGGCAACACGATCGCCACCGTCAGCGGTCCGGGTCCAAACGGCGAGCCCACGGTTGGGGATGGATACAAGATCTACGACAGCGTCGAGTTGAACATCATCGATAGCGATGGGGTGAAAGACAACGTTGCCACGGTCCTGACTGCCGCCGCCACCGCTTCGGGAACCTACATCACGGTCTCAGCCGATCGGGTGATGAACTGGCTGAAGACGGACATTCGTGAAAACGATGTGGTTCACAATACCACGCGCAACGCGGCCACGTTCGTTCACAAGATCGTGTCCTCCGGAATCTTCCTGCTGCCATCGATCGCGAGCACCTCGGCCGGGGATACGATGGTCCTCTACAAGTCGGCCATGCCGATTGCCTCGTTCATCCACATCCACTACGGCCGCGCATGGATGGTGGACAGCCGGGACAAGCGTGAGATCATCGCCTCCGGGGTGAACGACATCGAGGACTTTACGGTTGACTCCGAGACCCTGACGGCCCGCACGCTGAACATGGGCTCGCAGCAGGATGGCGGGGACTCTGTCCGGGCGATCGCCACCTTCCAGACCTATCTTATCGTCGGCACCGAGCGGGCGCTCTACGCCTACCGCGGCACGAACCCGACAGATCTTGTCCCCGCCGGCCTGTTCCCGCAGGGCATCGTCTCGCAGGATGGCTTTGTCAACACCGGCAACGACCTCGCCTTTGTGGGCTATGACGGCCTGCTGTCGGTGAGCCTGCTGATCAACACGAACAACCTGCAACGGTCGAACCTGTCGGAACCAATCAAGAACACGCTGCGGTCGATCATCCGGGATGTTGTGGATGCCAGCCCCAATGCGCCAGAGATCCAGGCTGTCAACTACCAGCGGCGCAGCTGGATCGTCCTGAAGATCGCCAGCAAGCTCTACATCTACAACTACTCGAACTTCCTGGCGGACGATGGGCGCCTGCTGGCCGGTGCGAGTTGGTCTGACTTCGACGGGCAGATTGGCGACCAGCGGGTGATGGCGATCCGGGCCAACTCGGATCTCATCCTGGGCGGCGCTGACGGCAAGGTCTACACGTTCGACCAGGGTACTTATACGGATGCCGGGGCGACCTACCCCACTGAGTACATGCCTGGTTGGTTGAACCTCGAGGACCCGCGCAAGAACACGCGCGTGAAGACTGGCAGCTATGTCATCCCGCAGTTTCAGGTCGGCGGGCCGGTGGTCTACACGATCGAGGCTGTTGGCGACTTTGACATGCTGGCGCTCGATACGGTCAAGGTAACGGCGACGGAAGACATTGGCGGCAGTCCGATTGGGATCTTCACCATTGGTGGCCCCCCGATCGGCACCGCACAGACGCGAGGTCAGAAGACGCCCTTGCGGTGGAGGGGGACTTACTTTCGCATGAGTTTCAGGACACAAGATCCACATGGCCCCGACGTTCTGGCCGGGTTCACGGTCTATGGGGACATTCACGGGAGACGGTGATGTTTCAGTTTCTGGGCAGCATAGCAAGCGCGCTTCGTCCGGTTGGCGATATTGCGGGCGTCCTTGGGGCAGGGGCTAGCATTGCCAATCTGTTCGGGGTCGGGCGCGACCGTGGCACCGAGCGTGCAATGCGGGCTCAGGCCCAGCGGGCGGCGGAACTTTCGGAGGCCCTGGCCAACCCGGCGAGCCCCCTCTTCCGGCAAATGGCTGGCGAGCAGTTACAGCAACAGCGCACCGCTGAACTCACCGCCTTGCGCGATCTCGCGAACGCTCAGATGCGGCAGGCCCGGCGCTTCCCGCAGATGGCTGGCACGGGCGCGATGTTTGCCGGAGGTCCTCGCCAGGATGAAATGCTTATGCGGCGGCTGGCCCAGTCCAGTCAGAATGAACAGGCCCGGGCGAATGCCCTGGCTCGGCAGCAGATCTCGTCGGCGCTGAGTGGGGTTGCCCCGGCGACACAGGCCCTGGGTGGGGAGCTGGAACGCCAACGGATGCAGCGCGGTCAGATGATCAGCGGCCTACTGGCGGCACCACGACTGCTGCGCGGCATCGAGCAGGAATACGGAGGCCAGACCGTGTCTCCGGTTGCCGGGACGATCAACCAGCCTCGCCAGCCTCAGTTCACTGTGGGCGGGGCTTACCAGCAACCCTTTGGGTATCAGCGGTAACGTCATGGCGAATGAAGCGACTCAGCGGGCACGGCAGATCATCGGAGAGATGAGGGCGACTCTTGCTGCGGCAGGAGTGCCGCCTGCGCCGACTGAAGCATCTTTCGTAAACCCTGTTGCCCGCGAGGAGTTCTACCAGGCCCCGATGGCGCCTGTTGCGTCCCCATTTGCGGCCATGGCGCGGGAACTTCCGGCTGCGATCCCCCCTGCTCCACCTCGTGTGGCTCCGGCTCCGGCTCCTGTCGGCATGCCGGTCCTGCCTCCTGCTCCTGCGGTTGAGCCACCGCCCGCTGCTGGCCCGACTGTTGGGGCGGCGGGGACCGCGATGCCTTCGCGCGCCCAGGACGAAAGGGACCGGGCAACGCGGATCTCCAAGATGCTTGAGCAGGGTCTATCGGGTGGCGCAGGCCCCGTCGAGCGAGTCGGAGAGGCCGCACTCAAGACTTATATGTCTGGTGGCCGAATCTCCTTCCCGGAGGCCATGCGCCAAATCGAGCAACAAGAGTTTACCCGCGCCTACAATACCGCAACAGCAATGTCTGGCCTGGCTCGTCGGTTTGGGCTTGCAGAAACGGTTGCTAGCGGGCGCCAGGATGCCGCGAATCAGCGCCTGGTCATGACCGAGACCATGAAGACGCTGCGTGACATTAGCGATGATTACGGCCCAGAAGCTGCTGCCGCGGCGCAAAGGTTCTTGCAGGAGAATGACCCTGACCCCACAGGCTCGGATCCCGTGGCGGCGCGTCGAGTTCTCTCGCAGGTCTACAACGAGATCGGTCGCCAATATCCACGCATCGGACGCCGGGCCGCTGCTGCTGGACCTGTTGCTGCGGGACCTGCCGCCCAACCCGCAGGGCTAACCAAGGACGAGCAGGGTTTGTGGGTGCCTCCGGCCGGGCGGCGTCTGACCAATCAACAGGAGATGTCGAACCGCCTGCGCCGTGAAGGTGACATTGCCGGTGCCGATGAAATCGACGCGCAGATGATCCGCACTGCCCAAGGCGCGCCACGGCAAAGGCAGGGGCAGGGCAAGTCTCCGACCGACA